ATTTATATGTTTTTAGTGATTATACTTCTTCGCATACCGCACGGATGCGCTGTTTACTTGCCTTGGAACTTGTTGATATATATCCATAATGTACAGATAGACCAAAAGCATCGTTATTTCCGTATGGCGTGCTGCTCCAATAGTAATGGTTCGAAGTAGAAGCGCACAGCAAACTTTCCGAACCCCAAAAATACTCCAATGCCTCCTGTATCTCGGTTTTGCATCGATAGATTACTATTAACACGCCGAGTCCGGGAAGATGCCAGTCGCTGGTATCCTCAATACCGTCATATTCTTCGCTATATGCTTTATAAGCCTTTGCCGCAGCCGAAGCGGGTGCGCTTGAAATTGTGCCATTGCTGACAGATGCCATTATTAGCTCTGTATTCTCAGAACCTGAAAAATCGTTGTAAGCCGCACCGCAGTTTTTGGGGTTGAGGTCTTCAACCGCGCCACTTCCTCCCCATGAGATGAGAGAATTGCCATCTCCGTCGAAGCAATCGCTTGGAGCAATAACGAAGGAATGGCTGTAAGCACGCACTCTCAGACCTCGCTTGATGAATTTCTGCTTGTTCTCGTTGGTAAGGCTTTCCCATTCCTCTTTTGTGAAATACCAATAACTTTTGTCGCTGTAACGCTGCACAGCAAGGCTGACATCAAGTAGGCCTCCTGCCCACTTGATGCGCTTTGCAAATTCAGAGGCGCGGCTTTCCTCTGTAACGTCTTTCATTCCGACAGCGTTGAATGCCGCTACCTGCGCCTGCTTGTTTTTGCGTAGCAGGGTTACGCTTTGCTCTTTTGTACTCATATTATGAATTTATTATATCGTTGATGTCTGCATTGTCATTGGCATAACTGGCAAGATACTCGTCGTATGTCTCTCCATTATAATAGAGCAGATGCTGACCGATATTGTCTATCGTGACTTCCTCCACTTCCTCTTCTCCGCCGTACCCTTCACCGTTTACGGCATCAATGAGGTCTATGTACGCCTCAATGACAACAAGAATAGTAAGCTCCGCTATGCCACTCTCAATAGCCTCTATTTCGTAGTCTTCGAGAATGACAGTCAGCTGGTATGTGCCGTTGATGACCGGCTTGACGACCTTGTTCCCGTCGGCATCTTGACCCGATATGCCTCTCCTTATTACTTCAAGTAGTTCAGATGCATCACCTTTGAGCATCTGCCCAACGATGCGCAACAGAGCAAAAACGGAAACGGACGACTGGGACAAAAGAACGTCTGAAATCATGCGGACGGCATCTAATTTCGGGCTGTTCTCTATTCTCAAACGCTGTACGGACGGTAGATTTCCAATCTGCAATCCGCTGTCTGAAGAAAGACCGCTGTAAGTAAGCAGCGGAAGTCCTATGAAACGGAGTTCAACCATGCTTCCGGGCAGTGCTATGTCATTGATTGGCGATGTTTCCGCAATCGTTATGCTTTCCAATGCGCTTCCTTGCGCATAGATGTGTTCAATGCGTGGGCATCTGGAAGCGTCAAGGCTCTTCGCGCCAGTATTCCTTATATCAAGATAAGACAGAAATGGCAGTTCCCCGACATTGAGGTTCGACAGCGGGGCATAACTTTTGATAGGATACTCGATATGGCTGTCAGAACCGAGAATGAGTCGTTCGCACAGCGTCATCACCGAAAAGTCGAAATTGGCATCGAGGGATATTCTCGACAAATCTATCTCGCGCATTCTGTCTGCTTGGTAGATATAGAGCAACGCCCCCTCTTCGTGCGAAAAATTGGTGAACGTGTACGCCTCTCCTGCTTCGAGGTAGCAGCTCTCCGAAAGGTTTCCGCTGGCATCGTTTCCTATGCCAAAGAAGCCTGTCTTGGCTGCTACTATCCGTATCGTGGCATCTGATGGGCAGGCAATGCGCCCAGAAAGCACTCCCGTAAAGAAGTCGCCCGTCTGATAGTACCCGTCGCGTATCCTCCACCTTTTCTCGATGAATGAAGGGAGAGAGGTGAGTCCGAGTCCCTGCAAGGCATAGAAGTATATGGCATCTGATGTATCCGTGTACTGGATATATTTCCGCTCTCCATCGAACGACGACACCATTTTCGGCCAAAACTTGAGACGCTTGGCGACGGAATAGTACATGGCTCCCTGCGGAGAGAACGGATTGAGCGTCATGCCGTCTTCCGTACACTGCACGCTGCGCATGGCAGCTATGGTCGTTCGCAGGGCGAGTTCCGTTCCCAAGTTGTCTATCCAAGCAACCTGCTGGTTGTTGATGTTCCTGAAAAGGATTGAGCCGTGGCCTGCGTATGGGTTAGTGAATGTAGCACTGTTTTCCTTGTTGGGGTCGACCTCGGGGTCAACGGTGCATCCTCCATCGTTGTCTTTTCCGTCGGTTGTGTCAGCATCGTACACTTTGTTGAGGTACATGCGCATGGCATCGTCGCCAGTGTACGTGCTGTCCGTGCTTTTATACACGCCGTTCTCCACATAGAATCCGTCCTCCAAGAACCACATGGGTTGCATGTTCTTTGCCCGCTGGTCGGTGGCTGCTCGGTAATCTGTGAAGCCCGTGTAGGCATATACAGACTCCACTGAGGCATATCGGTGGAGATTCTTCTTCCAGCTGTCCTGCCAGTCTGTTATTTTATCATAGTCGTGGGCATCACAGAAGCGCAGCCAGCGGTAGAGGTCATACGGCACTTTCCGGCCGAGTGCATAATCTATGGCAAGTTGGTCATTGTCTACCATACACTCGAAGTAGAACGTCCACGCAGGGAATGTATCAGCCGATATGTCGCCTCCGTCTACCAGTTTTTTCACCCAGCTCGACATAGAAGCCGATGGAGCCATCATGTCGTCCACGCTTGAAACGCCCTTGAACCAGTCCATTCCTTGATAGTTGAGTAGTTCAAATCCTGTCACGGGGTTGAGCACATCGCCCTCAACGACCCATGTCCCGCCCGCCTGCTTCATGGAGCCTGTTGTTGATTTCCATGCGCCATCAGAATAACGCATGAAGCGGTAATCTCGTCCGCAATACTGAGAGAGAAGGTATGGTTTCGAGGTGTCAAGACCTTCCGATAACTTGAAACGTGCTTCCGTCTCATCAAGTGTCTCGTCGCGCAGCCCGAAAAACTCCATGAAACTGTCGTCTTGATAGTTCAGGCAGCCTCTGTTGTATCCAGGCGTGTTGAAAAAGCCGAGAGCCTGCTGTTCTCCCTTGTCTTCCTTCCAGTTTCCCTTTGCCTCGAAATAGACATTCTGCAAAGTGCTGTCTGTCGAACGGAACACGGCGACGGAATGGTTGGCCGTGGAATGGTTCATCTCCAAGCCGTCGATATGCACGTCGCCCACATCATACGTTCCGTTGTAGGCACGCTGAGCCGGTGTAAGATACCTTCCTCCGAGGCTGCGGTAGGTGGCATTCATCATGTCGCACACGGAGCAGTCGTTTGAGTTGCTGCTGTCGGAATAGTCCACCTTGATTGTTATCAAGTCCACGGGTATGGTGTTATCTCCCACACGCACTTTCTTCTTGGCGAAGAGGGCATAGGAGAGCAGGGCATCCTCGTCTGTGTAATCGGGGAAGAGTGGAACTACTTCGCTTGCTTTCGACAGATAGATGCGCCAGTTCTTCTTGGGTCGTTTGGCCGATGTCGTACCCTGTCTACGAATACGCGCCTTGGTCGCCTTGAAGCTGCGCCACGGACGCTTCGGGTAATAATAGTAAACGTCCATGGAGAAGTTATCGCTTGTGGAAGTTCCTCCATCAAATTCGTTGAAAGCATCTTCCGTTGCCACGAAGACAACATAAGGTATGCCTCTCGCATATAAGGATGCCGCGCTCGGACGGCTCTTAGTCGTTCCTTCTGCCGTCTGCGATACAAGCACGTTCTCGAAGTTGTACTCCTCGACCATGGCCGTTGTGTCCGTGAGTTTCACAAGGTAGTTCTCGAATGCCTGTGCCCATTCATAATAGGAGTTCCATGCCATCATGTAGTAAAGGTAGAAGTCACCACTGCTTCCGTCCATCATGATGTCTTTCTCCTGCAAGAGGTTTCCGCTTCCCGGTATGTAACCAATGCAGGCAGTCATCTCTCCGTTCAGGTACAGTTTCATGAGCGAGTACTTCACGCCGCTGCGCTCATAATAGATGCTCGACGGCTCTACGACGATGCCTACCGTTATCTTTTCTCCCTGACGGTAGCTCCGCTCTTCGAGTGCCTGCACGCCGTTCTTGCAGAATATGGCCACCTTGTTGCCGGTTACATAAAAACCCGCGCCCGTGGTAGGGTCATAGCATTCGATGAGTCGTGCCGTTTCATCCTTGATGTTCTTCGAGGCGAAGGCAAATTGTATGGCTGCACCCGTTGCTTCAAGGCTTGTCGCACCGAACGGGCGGTGAGTAAGGATTGCTCTTACGTTCTCCGCCACGCGCAGGCAGTTCTCTCCAAGAAAACTGCCAAATCCGTTGGTGGTGTAGTTAGCACCCGTCAATGTCATTTCATAATCTCCTGAAACGATGGAATGGTCTGCCTCTGAGTTGCTACGAGAGGAGAAGTCGAACGAGTAGATTGCGCCCTCCTTCATCTGAGCTGCAATGGCAGAGCCTTCCACCGTAAGCACCACGGTGTCGCTCATGGCACTGTCTGCAGTTGCCTGATAGACTATGTTTTCGCTGCCATCAGTCTTGTAGCCCTGCACCTGCTGCGACACCTGATAGGTTCGTGTGGACAGAGCCAGCAACTGTGTAATCTGCACGCCTCCTGCCATCACCGTTACATAGGTCTGCGTCTTTCCGGGCGTATATGCTGCCACGTCAATAAGGACGGTGTCGTAGAGACGCACCTTGCCTCCTGTTCTATCATCATAACGCAGCGACACAATGGGTGTTGTGTTTCCGTCCGCAACCACCATGACAGCAGTGTAGATGGTATTTCCTTTCGTGCCACTTGCTATATCTGTCCCCTGTACGCGCAGAGGATAACTTCCGTGGGTCAGTCCGAGTTCCGACGGGCGCAGCGTGACGGAGTGCGTGAAACTGTCGTTTACGGTTGCTGTGGCAAGCGGTAGCCATGCTCCGCCTATTTTGATGTCAATCTGTACAGAAATGCCCTTGTCACTTTGATTATTGGCGAATTTGTACAATGGAATGGACACACTCTCTGTTGCAGGCGTTACCGGCGTGTCTGCGCTGTATTGAAGCACCTGAACGCAGGTGCAGGTCACATCGACGGCGGTCACGGCAATGTTCTTGCTGCCGGTGTTTCCGGCATCGTCGGTTGCCACCAATTTGAACTTACGAGCACCTGCCGCTGAGAAGAACTGGGTGAAGTCGAGTTCGAACGTGTAGTCGGACAAATCGGTGGAACTTGGTCTGTTCACGCGCTCCTTCCACACGGTGAGTCCACTGTCCCTGTCCACGATTTCGAGCGTCTCGATGGAGTTTCCCGTCTCAATTCCGCCGCCACTGGTCACGGAGCGAACAGCGGCTCTTGTCTTGATGTCAGAACCGTAAGCACCATACACTGGCGATTGCTCAAATGCAATGGCCACGATTGTACCACCGCCGCCTCCGCTTCCAGTTCCCACGAGGAATTGCTTCTCCTCACCAACACCTTCACCCTTGGCGTTGACCATCTGTATCTTAACCACGCCCTCAGTTTCGGTGTCAAGCGTGAAGTCCACGGGGATATGTTCGTATGCGCCACCCGTTGAAAGTGCTTTGTCGCCTCCTTCCTCTGGAGCGTCTCCGAGTTCCACCTTCGACCCTCCGCCTCCGAAATCTTTCCACAGTGCCACCTCTCCGAAGTCAGACACGGAGCCTTGGAACTGTTTTGTCTCCATAGCATTTTCCGCTACCTTATATGAAATGACAAGACCCGGCTTTGCATAGTTTACTCCCTTTTCCCTTTGATAGGCAAGCAGGGAGGCGACAGCACTCTCAAGCGTGTAGAAGTCACCGACAGTAGGAGCTCCTACGAGTGTGTCGATGACGATATGTGTCTCGCTTCCGGCAGCCAAGGAACCGAAGTCTTTCCAGTTCTCGATGTTCTTCCAGTTGTCCTCGGTCAGCGTCCGTCCTGTGTATTGGTAGGTCTTCCATATTCCGCTCGATTTCTCAAATGATATGATAAGACCTGAAACGGCCATGCCCTTTTCCCATGCCACATGTACCGCAGAAACTGTCTGATTGTCGGGGTCGCAGAGTTCATAATAACCGCTGATGGGCACTTCGTTTGTCACATTGTAGATGTTGCCGACGGCAGCACCTCCCACTGCAACGAGTTTGCTTTCCGTTTCACTCCAAGCCATGCATGTGCCGTCCTTTGCCACGAACAACTTGTCTGCTCTCGGTTTCGAGCGGTCTTCTGTCATGTAGAGGTCTGCCGTAGACCAGTTGTTACAATAACGACCGGCTTTCCATTCTGCGACGAACCAGTTGTTCTTCGTGTCGTAATAGACTCCGAGTGGTGTCATCACAGATATTAAATCACGCGTAACTCCCTCCACAAATCCATCGAACCGAGAATTAGTCTTTTCAGACAACTCATTGATAAGGTCAAAATGCACTTCATCATTCTCTTTCAGTTTTTCCACCTCCTTTTCAATCGCAGCACCACGGTTTCCGGGAAATGCAGTGGCCTCTGTAACGCCCAATGCCAAGTCTGAGCCTATGACAGCAAGGCGGCTTCCTCCCCAGCGGTATGACTTTCCGTCCGTTTTGTTCAGGAACACTTTTCCGCCCAGCGGTACAAACGATGATTGGAACAACTCTTCTCCGTCCCAGTTGGCATAATACATGCCGTCCTCCTGATTATAGATGACGAAGGCGTTTCTTTGGGTGCTGTAAAATACGTTTGCTGACAGTTCCTCTCCTGATAGTCGCCTATTCTCAATGGAACTTCCATCATACACGCCTTCATATTCTACAACGTCGTCTACATATCCGGGCAAATACTGACTCGCTACCTTTCCTTCGCTGTCGAGGGGAGCGATTCCGCCTGCCTTTCCTACTGACGCGCTGAATGCTGAATAGTCATCACTCAGAGAGCCAAGGCGCGTATTGATGTCATTGACGGTAGTTTTGAGAGAACTGAGTTCTTCAGACAGATTGGATAGACTGCTTGACAGGAAAGACAGCCTCAGTTCGAGTTGGCTGTCTGCATTCTTTCTTGCTGAAGTTTCGGATTCAATTTGCGCTTTCAGTTCGTATATACCTCCTATGTTCCCCACCAGCTGCCATCCGGGCTTTTGGTAAGCATACACATTGCCGGTTCCGTCAGCGGTCGGAGCGGAGGAGTTGTATATCGTAACGAGCTGCCCCAAACGCAATGCCTTTCCGTTCGTACCGACTGGCGCACCGTCTGCTTGCATGTCGGCAATCGACAGATATACCTTGCGTATGCCAAGCCCGTCAAGGTTCTGCTCCATGTCGGCCAAGTATGCGAGCGTGTCGTATTGCAGTCCCCCCACTTCTTCGGGCGTGATGCTGTCTGTCTGCGTCTTGGCGCGGAGGGAGGCAGCGCGTTGCTGTAATTTATATATGGAGTCCATAACGTATTATTTAGTTAATGTGATGTTGATAACGCCTTTTTCTGATGATGCAGCACATGGAGGAATATATCCGCCTGAGAGGTTACCATTGCTCATTCTATTTACAATTCTGCAATAGCCATCCTCAAATACTCTTACCATAGAGCCATATCCTACCAAATCTCCGTTCTCATCGACAGGAACACCTGCAATCCCGTTTGTCCCTACATCTGACAAGATATCTATCAGTGTATAGTCTGCAATCTTGAAAAGAATGCCAGGACCTGGTTCGTCCCACGATTTTTGCTCACTTGATATATTGATGTTTAACTGCACAGATCCGCTTTCAAGTTTGTACCGTACACTTCCTGTAAAACCGTTATAGAATATGACAGGAACATCTGTCCATGCTGCTACTACAGGTATGCCCAACCTTATTCCAAGCAATTCAATCAATGAGTTTAATTTTGTAATGTCGTATGCTTCGTCTGCCCCTGTCGTATCAAGACTCAGATAAGCAGTTGTGCTGCCGATACAGCACTTGTCTTGCCCGTCCTCGAAAGTCCTTACATCTTCTTTGTTTCGTTTGATACATACATGAGCCACTCCTTTTTCTGCAATTTCTGTATTAAGAAAACTTGTCGAAGCAAAATCGATGACTTCGCCGTTCACGACAATACTGTTGCTGTGTACGGTCAATCTGACGATGCCGTTGTTCTCATCTATGATTTCGGTGCTGAACGTATATGGGTGCAGAAGAAACACATTGTTTCCTCTACCTACAAGACCGAGTATGATGGAAGTGGAAATGGAAAAAGCATTGTCCTGTATCAATTTTATGTCGTCCAAGAATACAGGCTGCCCGCCCTCGCTGAAAATAATCTTATTCATAGTCGTAAATCTCTATGCGGTACTTACGTCCCGCCGGTTTGTATGTATTCAACAGGTTGTAGATTGTCTGCAAATGCTCTCCATGGAACTCGTCGCCTTCCGCATCGAGCGATGTACATAGGAATGATGGAACATATACGATATAGGTCTCGTTAGGCGAAACGTCGTCTGGTGTTCTCAGATAGAAGGCATCGCCTCCTTTCGTGTTGATGTAATTGGCCGCTTGCCCTTCTGACTGATAGTAGAACACCGTGGCGCGTTCAGCTTCTGGCGTTTCAATGTAGATTTGATTGTCCGTCAGATAGAAGGCATCGTTCAGAGCCTTTTGTATAGACTGAACGTTGGCAGTTATGTTAAGGCGCGACGACACGCCCTCCATGTACGCCGACAGTCGCTCTTGAAGATAGCGCAACGGGGTGATGAGTACACGCAGCAGAGACAGCAGAACTCCGCTCCTCAGAACTGGAGGAAGAAGCTGCCATACAAACCTAACGTAATCAATTCTGCACTGCATAGCGTAATGTGTTTGCGAGACCCGACACGACGAAACTGCCTCCCTCGGCCGTATAGTTGTTGCCTGATATTACTTTGAATGACTTGCCATCCGTGCTGTAGCTGCACGAGAAGAGTTCCACGTCTGTAACCCCTTCCACGCCTTGTATGGCATCCACAAGCTTTGTCTTGTTGAACGTTCCGCCGTAAAGTATGCTTTTCAGGTAGTTCTCTATGGCTGTCTCTACGGGCTTGCTCCCGTCTGATATTCGCGTACCGTTCCTGTCGATGGACAGCGGGTCTACGTAGATTGTGGCAGCAATGGATACCGTGTCGGACGGGAGCGAACGTATTGCCAAAACCACACCTGCAATCTTCACGCGGTTCATATAGTTTTTGAACGCCGTTAAAACGTCGTCCGAAAGCGGTTCGGGGCGACTATCCTTTTCACCGGCAACCAACATCTGTATGGAAGTTCCCCTATCGCGGACGGCCACATATTTAACCACCTGCTTTTTGCTGTCTTGCGCAGCATATACAAACTGCTGCGTAGTGTCGTCTAACACAAGGCTGTCACCGTATTGGAACTGCAACGCCAGCTTGTGATACCACGGAACGCTGGCTACTACCGCACGGCTTATCTTCGCGTCCACTTCGCTCTTGTGCATGTCGAAAAACACTTCGAGCACATGGCAGCAGGCTGCGACTATGTAAAACAGGATGTTCTCTAAACTGACGGAAGAAAAACTCTCGTCGAACGTTGCGTCTGCCGGCAAACCGTATTTCTCCCTGATGTCTGCGTCGGCCATGAAAGCGTCTGTCATGGTCTTCTTTATTTCGTTGATGCTTCGTGCCATTACTGAAATTCTTTGGTGAATTCTTCAGTGAATATTCCGAGGCGCAGTCCTGACGTATCAAGTTCTGTCGCCGGTTCTACCTCATTCGCCTTGCAATACGTCTGCATAGCGCGGTTGTATGTCTTTTCGGGAAGCGAAATCTCGCTTCCTGCTTCGGGAACATCGGTAATGTCCATGCCGTTTTTCTTTGCCAATTCTACTACCGCCATCAAAGCCCCAAACTCCTGAATGGCTATGTCCGCCAGCGTCTGCCCGCTTTTAACTGTTACCTTCATTTTTTCAGCTTTGTGTATATGCCCCAACCTGCTGCTACAACAATCGCCACTAATACTATGTAAGGCCAACGCTCGGGAGGCTTTTCTTTTTGCTCCCGGTCGTGTTCATTCTCATGTTCCTCCCGCTTCAAATTTTGGGTTTCATTAGCGGTTGCCTGCGCCGCCTCGTCGGTGGTATTATGCTCTTGCTGCTTCACGTCCGACTTGCGGCTTCGCTTAATCGATGCGGTGCTTATAGGGTGCTGCACTCCTGCGCTGTCGGGGGTGCTGAAATTCGTTATCAGCACGGTCAGCTCCTCCGTTTCCGTTTTCGTGAGTTCAAGGATTTCTTCCACAGTGGAGTGAACCTCTGCAGCGATACGTAGGCTGTCCGTATCAACGCTTGACCGTGTGTGTTCCTCCGTGTGTTCTTCAATGCTTTTCGATATGCGGCAACCCGTCAGCATGAGGGCGGCGACAAAGTATATAAGGTGTTTCATTTCTGTGAGGTGTTAGATGTGTTCATACTCTTCCTTTGCGTCGAAGCAGGGACAAGCCTTAATCCATTCGCATTTCTCGATTTTTCCGTTTCCGTTCAAGTCGGGCGAGAAGTCTCGGTGTCCTTGTATAACCGCTTTCGGATATTTCCCTCTCAATATGCGCAGCAGGTTCTCCAGCGACTGCTTCTGTGCCTCGGTTCTGTTGTCTGTGGCTTTTCCTTGCGCATCAATGCCTCCTATGTAGGCCACGTTGATGCTTACGCTATTATAGCCTTTCACGCCGTTGCTCACTTTCTCCTCATCGAGCATCTGCACGATGCCACCGTCGGGCTTCACCACGAAATGGTAACCCGGGTTTTTCCAGCCTTTGCGCCTGAACTCGGCTCGCAGGTCGTCGATACTCTGCTTTTGGCTTCCTGCCGTGCAGTGCACGGCGATGTATTTAATCTGTCTCATCGTTATGTGTTTTTTGTTCCTTGCAATAATCGTTGAAGCGTTGCAGTGTCGGTATCTTCTTGATAAACTCGAACGACACAACATAATACAGGAATACCAGCGTGCGGCTGGTAGGGAATATGTACGTGAGGTTGCGCAGCACGTTCACCGAATAGAAATAGAGAATGGAATATATCACGCCGCCGATGGCCTGCATGGCTCCGTTCATGTTGTCCATGTTCTTGCCCACCACGAAGAGGCAGACCACAATTAGATAGAATGCCAGCGTCTCGGCAATGCAATGCACGAACTTGCGCAAGCGGAAACCCTCACGCTCCACAAGCATTCCAGTCACCATGCCCACAACACAGTTCACCAAGAACAGGAAGAAGATGGTAAACACCATGTCCTGTATCGGGGCGAAATACGCCATCGCTACCGAGAAGAGTGTGGCGAGAATGTTTTTTGTTCCGTCTAAAATGTTGTCCATAGTCTTTTTTCTTTAATAGGAGGCATCTACGCAGATGCCCGTTGTCGTTATTTTCACAGAGTTCACTTTCTGTCCATCCATCTCCAGCTGTTCGCGTATGACGGTTCTCCAATAGATGGGGTCATGGTCGAGCAGCATGTCGCTTATGCCGCATCCCACTGCCGGCCACTCCTTCAGTTCACCCTTGTGCAGAAGCAGAATGAGGGCTTGGTTCTGACGCAGTATGTCACCTACCACAAGTCCGCCGGCTATCTTGCCGTCCTTACCGCGCCTCACCTGTATGTCCGGCTCATAGTCTTTCAGTTGTATGCCCGTCATGTCAATGCTTTATTTTTGTGTCCTCGTAGTCGGACTTGTTGAACGTCTTTGCCTGCGCCATCGGCGGAGAGGTGGGAGAACCCATATTGCCTGTATGGGTGTGGGTGTTGAACGACTGAACAAGCTCGTTGATTTTACTTGTCAGGTCTCCTATGTTCACCATCCCGCCCAGTTTGCCTCCGTTGATGGTGATGCTGCCCGTAGCTTTGATGCTCTCCACATGGTCAACCTGCAGGACTACCAGTTGCGACAAATCCCCCGAGAGGCTTCCGAACACCACCGCCGAGCCAACCTTAGGAACAAGCAGCAATTCGCCGTCGTCGTCGGTTTCAGATGCTCTCAGGCGCACGTCGGGAACAGTTATCCTGCCCACCTCAATCTCGCAGACTATGCCCGACACGCTTTTCACTATGCCCGTCGAAACGGTCACGCCGCCGTCGCCCATTATTTTGCGAATGTTATCAGCAAGTTCTCTGTATTTATCCATGGTAGTTCAACTTAATCTGAAGCCCAGCTCAATCTTCCGTTTTCCGCCGCTGCCCGAGAACTCCGTCGTCACGCTCCTCACAAAGTAGCAGCCGTCCTTGCCCGGATAATCCTCATCATGCAGCTGCGCACTGTCGCCCGGCAGGCATTCGGGCACAAGCCATGCGGTGATGCTGCCATCGTAGCCGTCGAAGGTGCGCCGCCTCACCTCCTGCTCACCGCGTGCCTTCATGCTGTCCTCGTCGGTGGTGGGGCTGGTGATTTCCACCTTCTCTCCACCCGTGCTGCCCGTCTCCACTTCCTTTACCGTGCCGTCGGGCATCGTGGCCTTCACCACCACGCACACCTTTTTGTCGGCAGCGGTGCGATAGGTCAGGTCAGCCTCTTCCACATTCAGCGCGAAGTCGTAGGCGCGTTCCATGCCTACCATTTCTCCGGGAGGGTGAATGTGCAGCACGCCGTCTTTCAGGTAGATGTCCGCACCGCATTCCTCCTGCACCTTTTTCAGCACGTCATAGCCCGTGGCATTGTTGATGACAAACTTGGAGTATGTCCACTGGTAGGAGCAGTCCACACTGTAAGGCTGACCGATGCCACCAATCACCTTCTGCAGCAGCTCTTTGAGGCTCACGTTTTTCAATACCTCGTTCGGAATGTCGCGGCGGAAGGTGAAAAGGTCGTCCTCGCAGGTGAGCGTGATGCTGCCGCCGTCGGTCGACACACGCTGCAGGTAGCCCCTGAACTCCTCCACAAGCCCGAACTCCTCATAGCCGAAACGTATGCACACGGCATCGCCACGCTTCAGGCTGCTCTCCACCTCAAGGGCTACGTTGTACTGTGCGCCCGGCAGCGTGATGGTAGCAGTGTCGGCCAGCAGTTCCACGCTTCGGTGCACCTCCACCTTGTCCAGCATACCGATGCGGTAGTTACCTACGGTTATGTCATACTTCATCGTGAACATGGTTATTTGCTGATAAGGAGTTTGTAGATGTCGTCGCTGTAAGCCCTGATGCTGTAGTTCTGATTGTACGCACCGCTGGTGTACGGAATTTCCCAACTCTCGATGACAAGGTGCGAAATGCCGAAAATCTCGAGCAGAGGGTTGATGGCTATGACGCGCCCTGCCTCGCAGAAAGAACGCAACTTCGACACGTCCGCCTCTGGGTACTTCCCATCGAAGCCTATCAGGATGCCCTGTATCGACACACTGTAGTCATCCTGCGACCATCGCTCCTTGATGGAGCCTTTCACCTTGCCCTTGTTCACCTGCCGGCGCACAATGATGTTCTGCCCCGTGATGCTTATCATCGGCTCGAGCGGGAAGTACCATTCAGCCTGCCCGGCCTCCTCCAGCTTGAAGCGGAGCGGCATTTGCATCGGCACGCCCAGTGCATTCGTCCGTATGGTGTCGGCAAGTTCCTCGTCTGACATCTTGCGTACAGCGTCGTAGTCCTCGCTGTCCACATGGGAAAGTTCCGTGTGCCTGAAGAGCCAGTAGGGAGGTATCTTGCCTCCGAACAGCCGCAGGGCGGCATTCTCAAGCACAAATCGCGTAGCAGTCTTTACGGTTGGGTTGTTCATCACTCGGTACTGGTTGCTATGGCGAGCGAGCGGTTGATGCTTTGCAGCACCACACGCTCCAGCTCGGCCGTGTCGGTTTTGTCGTTCATGTACACATTGATGCAGTCGAAGAACTTGGAGATGTTCATGTTGATGCTCGTGTTCCGTGTGCCGCCTGTGGCAATGTCCTCGGCCGTCTTCCTGCCTCCACCGCCGCCTTTTCCGCCATTGCCACCTTTTCCGCCGCCACCTCCGCTGCCATCACCAAAGGCCATGTCTGGGCTTCCGCTCAGTCCGGGAGCGGCAATGCCGCCGCTCTGCTCCTCCGTCTTGTCCTCCTTCTCCTTGGCGGTCTGCTCGGCGTAGTTCTTCTCCCAGCTCGATGTGTAGAGTTCCTTAATCTTTTTGGCTGCCGCCATCGACGACTCTGCACCGCTCAGTTTCTTGAAGCCCGAGAGGGCAGAGTCCTTAGCCCCGGAAAAGTCGCCCGAGAAGAGTTTCATAATGGCATCGCCCAAGTCTCCGAGACCGCCAAGTATCTCCTTGAAGCGGTCGATGACGAAGGTCTTGATTATTTCGCCCAAACCCTTGAACACGTCCCACATCGTCAGGATGAAAGCGCGGAAACCCGCAAACTTGTTCCAGCAATACACCACCGCCGCCACAAGGGCTGCAATCACCGTAATGACAATGCCTATGGGGTTGGCGTTCAGAGCAATGTTCAGCAGCCACTGCACACCCTCCCACGCCTTGGTCACAGCCGTCACCACCTTGATGACACCTGTCATCGCGCCGATGGCAATAGCGTGCAGGTTGAAAGCCAGCGTGCCCGCACCCACCACCACAGCCAGATAGCCAAGTTCCGTCTTCCAGTCCATGACGAACTTGATGACACTGCCCATGGCCGAGAACAGGAACGTGAACACGGAGGCAATGGGTGGTATGAGCATGTTGATTAAGTCCAGCAGGCCGCCAAGAGGCTCCTTGATTTTGTCGAAGAGCGATACCGCCGTCTGCATCAGCGAGTCCATCATCGTGCTGAAGCGTCCTCCCAGCGTTTGCGACTGCTTGTCCATCATGCCCTCGAACTTGCCACCCTCGCCCGTAGCGTGAGCCATGGCTGCCGCCACGTGGTCGAAGGTGATTTCGCCCTTGCTCATCAGTTCCTGCAACTCCTTGTAGCTTTTGCCCGTCATGGTTTCCAACTCCTTGAGCGGGTTGAAGCCGGCATTGATGAACTGCAGCAAGTCCTGCCCCATCAGCTTGCCGCTGGCCGACACCTGCCCGAACACAAGCGACAGGCTCGACAGCCTTTCGGCATTGCCGCCCGATATGTCGCCCAGTTGCTGCAGGTAGCCCATCACCTTGTCTGCTGCCACGCCGAAGTTCAGCATCTGCTGCGCGTTCTGTGTGAGCTGCAGTTTGTTGAAGGGCGTGTTGGCGGCAAACTCGTCAAGCTGCCTGAGCATCCCTGCCGCCTTCTCCTCGCTACCCACAAGCACCTCGAAGGACACCGATGTCTGCTCCGCCTCCATGCCCAACTTGGTCACTGCACCTATGCCTGAGGCTATCAGCGTATAGGGGTTCATCAGGAACTGCATGCCGGGAATGGACATCAGCGACGACTTGAAGTTCGAGAAAGAGAAAGCCTCCCTCAGCCTTGCACCAACGGTGGTCGCCCGGCCGGATATTTCGTCCAGCTGGCGTGTGGCCTGACGGGCAACAGAGAGCACGTTGCCGCTGTCGGCCTTCAGCTTTATCAGGAAGTTCAGTACACTATTCATTACTCTTCTTCTCCATTTTCCGTATTTCCTTCAGATACTTAATCGTCCATGCCCACTCCTCGTCGCACAGCGCATCGGGGTCAAGGTGCAGGTAGCGGCGGAGCACGGTGTTGAGGTAGAGGATGTCGCCGGCTCCGGCGTCGTTGATGTCGGCATCCTCTAAAGTTTTTTTATCTCGGCCTCCTTCACCTTCAGCACCTCGTCCATCCTGTTCACCACAGCCATGAAGAGGCTGTCGTCGGTCTTGATGTCCTCATCGCCCGCCACCCACAGGCGGTTCAACAGCGTCTCCGACATTTTGATGGGGTCTTTCACCACGCTGGCATAACTGAGGTCTTGTCGGTTGGGCTTGCGCAGGATGCACCCTTTGCCCTCCACCGTCACCTGGAAGAGTTCGCCGTGCTTCTCCTTCCACTCCTTGATTTGTTCTTTCGTCACTTTCATTTTTACTTCTGTTTGAACACTGTTTGATGAATGTTTATTTACTTGCTTTTCTTATCCAAGAAGATGAACGGTAACGTCTTCTCTTGGAACTTGTCACCTTGTTTCCACTCGGTATTGTCCTCTGTGAACTCGCAGCCTACAAGAATGTCAATCACCATGGCATCTCCTTTCGACGGGTTGCCATAGCAGGCAACGATGTCGAATGATATGTCCAAAATGTCACCGCCGGCAGAAACCTTTATTGCTTCATACTCGCTCTGAAGCATAGTAATCTCTCCGCTGTACTCCTTGTTCCCATGCTGAATTGCGTGCGGTTTGTTGCCACGCGCATATATAGCCTCCTTCTGCTGCTTGATGGAATATTTCGCACCTCGAAGACCTGACACAGGTCTACCGGCTACCACCAAGTTCACATCAGACCACTCGTATTCTCTTGTATTGGTAAGCATAATCAGTTAGTTTGACTTACGAGGAAACCTAAATTCACGTCTACATAGCGTCCGTAGGCATACGGGCGAACTTTCAGAGTCACAACCACCTTTGAAGTGCTGAGCACATTCTGCTCGGGGTCGATAAAACATTGGCAACCGTTGCCGTCTTCAGAGGCACTCAACTCACCATTAGCAGTCATCTCGCGGTTGATGCTGTTCTCAACAGTCTGCTGCCAACTCTTGATAACGCCTGTCTGAAGCGTGCCGTCCTCGTTTACGTCAAGTTCGTCCAGCATCATGTCGAGCATGGTGTCGTATGCAATGCGATATGCCTTGTCAATCACACGGCGTGGAGCCAAATGCGCATAATCGTCTGTCGGGTCACAAGCGAGGTTGTCATCAGCAAAGAAATAACCGCTGCGACCTACATACTTACGGGGAATGATGTAGCACTTGTCGTAGAGGTCTGAGATAACGCTGTCGCTCTCATCTACTTTCTTTGACCCGATATACATCTCTGTCGGGAACAATGCTCCGTCTTTCACACGTCCGATGTTACGCTGAACGGGGATGGAAGCCAAACGGCCGGCCAAAGTGCCGATACAAGCATTCACAGAACCGCTCACTGTGTCGCCTATTAGGATAGCCACACGATTGTAGGTTTCTTGGCTCAAGTCCTTTTGGCTCGTACCCGTATAGTTGCGTCCTTCCAAAACAATGAAGATGGGAGCATAAAGTTCCGTGGTCGACCACTCGGCAAGTTGTTGTGCTTTGGGTAACGCGCTGTAAACATCTGCATCCAACCCTTCAGTTGTAGTAACAGAGGAAGAACTGTCATCACGCGCAACGAACACGCCGCGTAACGAACCGTTAAGCGAGGTGATAAGTGACTTGATAGACCCCGATGTCTTGTCGCAAAGGGCAACCATCTTGGCCGTTTTAGGCACACCATAAACAATTACTTTCGTACCTTCCTCCGCTTCATTATAGAAATCCTCTATATGTTGATACAGACGAGGGTTGTTCTCCTTTGTGATGCCCAACGCCAAAAGGTCATCCATCCGTTGCACGGAATATGCTTTCTCAAGTGCAAACGTCGAACCTACCGCAACAGCGGAACACACAATGGCAAAAAGGCCGTCGGGACTGTCTCCCACCGTACCTAATTGCCCATTCAAAAATTGTATCTTAACTCTCGGTAACATAAGCGTCTGTTTTAAGCCACTGTTGCTTCTCCAAGAAGATAAAGACCCTTTCCGTCATAGCGACGGGCAGAACCGCCGGTGCGCATCAGGAAGGAATAGATGTCTCCGTAGTAGAGTGGATTGTCGGTGGAGTCGAACATCTTCACCTCACCCATGGCGCGGCTAACAGATTTCTCGTGCCATGCCAATGCTGCTGCCATTTCTCCGGCGACGTCTGTTTCACTCCAACCAAGAACGGCTTTACCTGTTGCGTTAAGTCTGAGAACTCGGCTACGCTTCATGATGTCAAAGCCGTAAAGGTTACCCAACACGCCTTTCTGAACGTTGGCAGAGTTCTGGAACATCCACTTGTCGCTCTCGGAAAGGTCGGAGAGCAGGTCGGCGTACATGTATGCGTCCAAAAGAAGATATCGTCCTGTTTCGGGCACATTGTCTGCATCGAAAGCGGTCATCAACTTCAGAACATCATTCTTACAGATGGATAGACGTTTTCCTGCAGCCTTTTCAGAGGTGTGGGCATCACGCTGCTTCGTTCCTGTTGTCAGCAGAATGTGTCCTTCTTTCACGCCGTTACCCCAACGGCCAAGCAGATTGACATGGGCAGACTCCTGCAACTGTGCACGGTCGTTGGCAAGGATAGAATTGCGCTTGTCATAAGACAATTCAACCATGTCCACATTCGGGATGTAGATGGGGTCTGTGGTCAACTCGTCCATGTCATAGGTGAGTTCGTTGTCCGTTCGCTGACTGACGCTTGCGGGCTTCTTGGTTCTGTTGGTTTCCACCTTCGAGGGAAAACCTGCATTCGGGATGTGCACCTTTTTGTTTGTTACAAAGACGGAGTCATCCACTGATTTAGAGGCAAACGAGTTATCGGGATAGAAGTCCTCGACAATCGTGTTAAGCCATACTTCTTTGTTCAATGCCATGATTTAAGTTTTTTGATGGTTAGTACTTAGTTCTTGTAGTCCACACCGAACTTATCGCGGAATTTGGAGCAGAACAGGGCGAAATCAGAGGTCTTGAGCATTTCAAGGTTGCCCTCTTTGTCGAGGTCGTCCCACGACTTGTTAGCGAAAGAGGCTGATGCAGAACCGTCTGTGTTGATGAAACTGCTTGCTCGGAGCGATGGCTGTGCCTTCATCGTCGCGAGCAACGCTTCGGTATTGGCTCGGTCACTCTTCATCATGTTGGTGAAGACGGCAGTCTGCTCCTTGGTAATCTTTCCCTCGGCTACAGCCTTGTCGATAATGGCGGAAATCTCTTTGCCTTCCAACTCGGCGATGCGTGCCTTGTACTGCTCATTTGCTCTTTCAAGAGCGTCTGCGCGTGTGGCGGAATTGGTTAAACTTTTGATGTGTGCGACAATCGCACTTTCATCCGACTTGTCTGAAAAGGCCGGAATGCTTCTGATGTCATCAATCAATGCCATGTCTTTTGTTTTTGGAGGCTGTTCTACCAGCCGGTTATTGAAATAGTTATAAATCTCTTCAGTCGTTCCGGGAGCAGAAGACGGTGCTTCCATCTCATATATCCCATCGACCAAATTCATTTCGAGTGCTTGGTTTGCGTCAATCCAATGGTCGTGTTCGTCGAAATACTGTGCAGCCACATCTTCAGGCTTCATGTTGCATCTTCCTGCAATCATGCGGGAGAGGTCTGCTTGCAGGCTGTCCATTGTGTCTGCCGTCTTTCGAAGAACAGACGAATTTCCCCATGTGCCACCACTGACGCTGTGAAGCATCAATTTTGCGTATGGAGACATATACAGCGGCTTGCCGCACAATGCAATAATGGCAGCGATGCTTGCAGCAACGCCGTCTATATATATTGTTATGTCGGCAGAAGATGTTTTCAGAGCGTTATAAATTGCTATTCCGCTGAATACGTCCCCACCGTTGCTGTTGATGCGGACATCTATTCTGCTATAAGTTCTCTGAAGAGCAAGCAACTCGCTGACGACACGGCCGCTTTCAACCTTGCCGCCATCTCCGATGTCTCCATAGAGCAGTATTGTGACTTCACCTCTTCCGGGTATGATATTGAATATTTTCGTGTCCATGTGAACGATTTTTGTGCAAATATCAATAGGTTTTTTCGCCTGTCAAAACACGAATTTTAAGGTGATTTTTTACAACGCTATGATAGCGTTTGAGGACGCTATGATAAAATCGAGGTTTCTTTATGCTTGATAATATACGGACATTTGCACTAAAAATGTATTTCACATGGCAAAAGACAAATTTGACAAGAAAGGCGTGGCCAAATCCCTGTTCTTGGATGGCAATTACACGCAAGAAGAGATAGCGGATAAGGTCGGCACGACGAGGCAGACCATTTCGCGATGGATTAAAGACGGCGGATGGGAGCAACTGAAAGCCTCCATGACGGTAACGCCGGCGCAAATCATAGCACAGTTCCAACACCAAATCACCGAGATTAACCGTAACATCAATTCAAGGGAGGAGGGAAAACGCTTTGCAACGCCTGCTGAAGCAGATGCTTTGGCGAAACTCGCAGGTGCAATTAAGAAACTGGAAAACGATGTGGGCATTACAGACTGCGTGGGCGTTGGTATGCGCTTTCTGACTTGGCTGCGAGGTTTCGATGTGGAAAAGGCTATTGAATACAACAACCTTTTCGACGCTTTCATTAAGGAGATAGCAGGACAGAAAAGATGACACAGGAAGAAAGACAAGCCATGCGGAACTGGGAGGAGTTCCACAAGGCGTTCAACAGCGACATGCCGGTGGACAGCGCACTGACAAGGCACGAAATAGAGAAACGGAAAAGGCAGCTGGAGAGGGAGCCTGTGGAGTGGATTAAGTACTTCTTCCCGAAGTATGCCAAATATGACTTCGCACCGTTCCACGTTAGGGCGATACACCGCATCCTTGAGCACGACGAGTGGTATGAGGTGCTGTCGTGGTCGCGCGAGCTGGCCAAGTCCACCACTGCGATGTTTGTGCTTATGTTCCTTGCGCTCACAGGGCGCAAGCGGTTCTTTGTGCTGGCGAGTGCCACCATCACGTCGGCCTTGCGGCTCATCACACCTTACAGGCTGAACTTTGAGCAGAACCCGCGTATCCGCCAGTTCTACGGAGAGCAAGTGACCGTGGGGCAATGGACGGAGACGGAGTTCACCGCACGCTGCGGGGCTAAGTTCGTGGCTCTCGGCGCGGGGTCTGCGCCGCGCGGTGCGAGGAACGAGGCGGTGAGACCCGATGTCATCTACATGGACGACTATGACACCGATGAGGACTGCCGCAACCCTGAAACGCTGCGCAAGAAGTGGGAATGGTTCGAGGGTGCGCTCTACCCCACGCGCTCCATATCGGAGCCTACGCTGGTGCTGTGGTGCGGCAACGTCATTGCAAAGGACTGCTGCATTGCAAGAGCCGGTAGGATAGCTCGGCACTGGGACATCGTCAACATACGCGACAAGCATGGTCGCTCCACATGGCCGGCCAAGAACACAGAGGAGATGATTGACAACGTGCTCGCCAACATATCGGCCAAATCGGCGCAGGCGGAGTACTTCAACAACCCCGTTTCGGAGGGAAAGATATTCCGCAACCTGCCGTTCGGCAAAGTGCCTCCGCTGCGGAAGTTCAAGTTTCTTGTGGGATATGGCGACCCGGCCTATTCGGACAGCCGCAAGAAGGCGAGCAGCACCAAGTCGCTGTGGCTCATAGGCAAGCTTAAGGGGGTGTACTACATCATCAAGGGCTTCCTTGCCCGCGAAACGAACGCCAACTTCATTAACTGGTATTTTGAACTCAACCGATACGTGGGAGGCAAGACCACGGTGTACTGGTACATTGAGAACAACAAGCTGCAAGACCCCTTCTACCAGCAGGTGTTCAAGCCCCTGCTACGCGACGAGGTGGAGCGCAGGGGCGTGCAGCTCTACATCAAGGGCGACGAACGCAAGAAGACGGACAAGGCCACGCGTATCGAGGCCAACCTCGAACCCATCGACAGGCAGTGCGCGTGGGTGTTCAACGAGGAGGAGAAAGACAACCCCATGATGCAGGAACTCATCAGCCAGTTCAAGCTGTTCGAGCTCACGCTGCCTTATCCGGCCGACGGCCCGGACAGCGTGGAGGGCGGCATCACCATGATTGACGGCAAGACGATGGAGCTGGAGCCCGTTGTCACGGTGAGCTACGAAGAGATGAACGAGTCAAACCCTTGGCGCATGTAAACACTATTCTTAATAAAAACAATTCAACATGGACAATTTCATTACCATAAACGACTATGATGCAAGCATCCACCGCGAGATACTGGATGCGTTGCTGCGCAAGGACAGTGCGGGCTACGACCCTCAGATTATCGAGATATGCGAGAACCGCGCCATTGCGGAGATGCGCGGCTACCTGAACAAGTGCTACGACTGCGATGCGCTGTTCTCGGCCGTGGGCGATGAGCGCAACCAGCTGGTGCTGATGTTCGCGCTCGACATTGCCATCTACCACATCTTCTGCCAGCACAACCCCTACAAGATTTCGAAGACGAGGGAGGAACGCTACAAGAGGGCTGTGGAATGGCTGAAGGGGGTGATGGACGGCGACATCACCATAGACGGAGCACCGCTGCTGCCCGAAGAGGTGTTGCAGGACAACAGCAGGTGGCAAATTGACGCAGACGAAGTAAGACCTACAATGCTTTAAGACAATGAAGAAAAATCTGAAAAACAAAAGGGCTTCGAAGCCCTCAGAAAAGCGCATCACGCAGGGCGGCCTGGAAGTGATGCCGGGACAAAGGCTGCCCGATGTAGTTCTGCAGATGCCGGAGGTTTTCTTTTTTGACATGAATGCCTACATGAACTCGGTGAAGTCGGCAAAGGGCATAGACTACTCCAACAGGGTGCGTCTGTATGACATGTATGAGAGTGCCCTGCTCGACCTCCACCTATCGGGCGTGATAGCCAAGCGGCTAAGGGGCGTGACGAAGATACCTATCGAGTTCCAGCGGAACGGCGAGCCGGACGATGCCATCAACAGCCAGCTGCGCTCTCCGTGGTTCAAGGAACTGAGGAAGGACTTGGTGTGGTCAGAGTTTTGGGGCTTCACGCTGGTGCAGTTCTTCTTGGACGACGACGGTAACATTCGCTACGAACTCATCAACCGCAAGCACTATGACCCCATTCACCGCAGACTGCTGAAGTATCAGGGAGACATGGACGGGCTGCCCATCGACATGTTCCCCAACATGCTGTTTGTGGGCAAGGAACGCGAACTGGGCATCTTTGCCGAACTGCTTCCTGCCGTACTCTACAAGCGCGGCGACATGTCGGACTGGGCGCGGTTCTGCAACATCTTCGGTATGCCCATACGCGAATACACCTACGATGCAGGCGACGAGGAAGCGCGAAAACGCCTTATCATTGATGCCAAGAGGCAGGGGGCGAATGCCGTGTACATACACCCGAAGGAGAGCGAACTGCACCTGATTGAGGCCGGCAACAAGACGGGCACGAGCGACCTGTACAAGACCTTTGCCGACTATTGGGACAGCAAGATGTCTATCCGCGTGCTTGGCAACACGCTCACCACCGATGCCAAGGAAACGGGAACGCAGGCTCTCGGAAACGTGCACAAGGAAGAGGAGGACGAAATGAACGCTGACGACCGCGACTTCATTCTCGACATCCTCAACTACTATATGCGCCCCATCTTCGCTGAACTCGGCTTCAATGTGGAGGGCGGAGAGTTTGTGTATGCGAAACGTGACAAAATCAACCCGTCGCAGCACATCGACATTGTGCAGAAACTCTCGTCGATGGGTTTACCTATCTCCGATGATTATCTATACGAAACCTTCTGCGTGGAAAAGCCTGAGAACTACGAACAGATGAAAGCGGAGAAGCAAGCTGAAAAGGAGGCGTTGCGCCAGCAGTTCAACGCACGAAAAGACGAGGACGGGAAAAAGGAAGCGGACGAAAAGGAGAAGCCTTCGGACAAGTCCAAAACATCGTTCAAACAGCGTTTGAAGGGTTTTTTCGGGATAGCCCCGGAAACGGACGGGGCGGCTTCCGACTTCTGATAGACAGCCTTTACTACGAGAACGGCTGTCCGTGCTGCCATGGCTTCAGTAATGCAGCGGAGAGTATCCGTTTCTCGCCCGACGTGATGTCTGCCTTCATGAGGAAAGTCTACAACGGTTTCGACACGGGCAGCGACATTGAGCCGGCTGCTTGGCGCGAAGCCCTGCGCCTGATGAACGAGGCAACGGTGGACGGACTGAGCCGTTCTGACGTTCCGCCAACGCACGAGGAGGAATTCTATCGTGAGTTGAAACACTCCAACGAGGTTTTCGCCGCATTCAAGGTTCACTCGATGGGCGAGAAGATGGCTGCCAAACTCACTACGCCCGACGGCAAGCTGAAGTCTTTCCGACAGTGGGCAGAGGACGTGAGGGGAATTTCCTCGCACTATGTGGGCAGTTGGCTGCGCACGGAATACGACACGGCCGTGCTGCGTGCCCACGCAGCGGCCGACTGGCGGCTTTTTGAGCGAGACAAGGACATTATGCCCAACCTACGCTGGATGCCCACCACATCGCCCGAACCCGAAAGTACGCACCGCCTGTATTGGCAGAAGAAACTGACGCTGCCCGTTGACCACCCGTTTTGGGAGAAGCACCACCCTGGCGACCGCTGGAACTGCAAGTGTATGCTGGAACAGACGGACGAACCTGCCAACCCCGAAGTTCTGGAAGACGTGGAGGAAATAAAGCCGCAAAGAGGACTTGAAAACAATCCCGGAAAAGACGGACATACCTTTAATGACACCCACCCGTATTTCCCCGCGAAATGCAGCCAATGCTTCGCATATAAAAAAAGCGGCTTCAAAAACCGAATGAAAAACTTATTTGCGAACAAGGCAAAAGACTGCTACAACTGCCCGTATATTGACGGGTGCTTACATCGTAACGAAGAAATAAGACTCTTCAACAAAAGACGTTCAAAAGAAATAAGGGAAGAAGCCAAGTTCTTAACTGCTGAAAGGTTAAGAAACAAACAATTCCCTCACAATGTAACGATTTCAAACCGTAAAATAAAAGAATGGCTCAATCAACCTCATGAACACTATCGTGAAAAGAACGAATTATTGCTGAAATTGAAAGAGGTCTTTGCTTCTGCTAAATATGTTGGAGATACTTCAGATGAAGGTAAGCATAAAGGAGTTATTCGAAATCATCTGTTTGAGATAAAGATTTGCGGCGACAAGAGTACGATTATTGTACACGAGATGGAATGGGGAGAATTTCATATACACAGTATCTCCGATGGTAAAATTCCAAAGAAATAGGGTTCTCTAAACCCTCTCCCTTCGGGACTACAACCCGACGCGGTATTTAGAAAACCCTTACTTCTATTGCAAAATTACATATTAAATTTTTAACTCACCAAAGAAATGGACAAGATTTTAGATTTTCTGAAAAGAAGTAACCGCTATAAGCACCTCATTGGCGGTTTCTTGGTAGGCATCTGCGCCTTATCCGGGCAAAATGCCATATATGCCGCTGCGGTTGCAGCAAGCTGCTTGGAACTCAAAGACAAGTTGCATGGCTGCATGTGGGATTGGGTGGACTGGATAATAACCATTTTTGGAGGCGGCGTGGCTGCCTTGCTGTATTGGCTGCTATGAGTGAAGCGAGTGAACTTGAGAGAAAAGTAGAACGCCTCAAAAAGGAAATAGAGCGCGATGTTTACGACCGCCTGCCGAGAAAGGTGGGCATAGTGGCCGTCAACCACTTCAAGCAGAACTTCCGAGAGGGAGGCTTCGTAGACGGAGGCGTGAAACTATGGAAACGGACGCACCGACAGGACGGCGGAGGAACTGATGCAAAATATTCTCCACTAACCTCGCGGCGCGACCACCTCATGCGCTCCATTCAGGCAGAACCGGGACGCGGAGTAGTTACGATAACCAATCCCGTGGAATATGCTGCAATACATAACGATGGCGGCACGGTGGAGACAAGCCCGACGGTTACACCCAAAATGCGGAAGATGGCATGGAGGAGATGCTATGCGCTTGCCGGTGTGAAAGGAAAGGGAAAACTTCCGAAGGAACTGCCAGAGGAGGCAGAAAAATGGCGTGCGTTGGCTCTCACCAAGAAATCGAAACTGCACATAAAGGCCAATATCCCACAACGCCAATTCATAGGCGAAAGCAAGGAACTCAGCGATAAGGTAAACACAATTATTACGGACGCTATAAACAAAATTAAAGATGGAGTCAATGATATGTAACCTCGTGGCGCACATCAGCGAGGAGATGCCTGAATTGGCAACTGTGGACGAAGATTACGGTCAACTGGAAAACTTGGATGATGAACGGCGCGACATGTACCCGCTCTCATTCCCGGCCGTTCTCATAGAAAACACAGATACGCAATGGAGCGACATCGCCGGGAAAAGCCAAAAAGGAGATGCAATGCTCCGCGTGCGACTAATAATAGACTGTTATGACGACACGCACGCTGGCTGTGGAACGGAAGAAGCGGTGGAAGAACGAGAAGAAATGCGCAGAAGGCTGCACAGGATATTGCAAGGCTACCGCCCCATGGACGACGGAGTTTTAATGCGCAAACGCTCTAAATTCTACACATGGTATCACGGAATAAAGGTCTATGAAATAACCTACTCTTGTGTGGTTACTGAAACCATTCTGGAAACAGTGACGGCTGCACGTCCGCAGGTTTCGGTTTCGGTCGGCCTCCTCTGAAGCCGCAAAAGCCGGGACGTTTCAGTTTCTTACCCTTTTCCATCTCGTACCCCTCTCCAATCAATTTGCGGATAATCTGCATAATGCGGCTCTCGCTGATAAAAAACTCTTGTGTGGACAGTATATGCAGCGTGTCATCGAAACGAAGACGCTGCACTTCCGTCCAATAGTAATACCGCTCATATAGTTTGCGGTCGCGTGCTGAAATCAGTTCTTTATCTCTGCCCTTCATAGTGCAAAGTTACCTCATTTATAACGGCTTATAAATAAAAATGCGGAAATTCCAAACGGAACTCCGCATTTTGTGTTCAAGTATTAAACAAAAAATACTTACAAACGGCAGAATGAAGGTTCAACCCTGTGCCAAACGTTGTTTTCGTCGCGCTTCCAAAAGTAGTAGTTGATGGCAGTCGCCTGAACTACGTTGCTCTCCCGAAACAGTTCCATGATACCTTTGTATTCATCGTCAAACTTGTCTTCCAACTCATAGAGCTTGCTGATGCTCTTATAGTCGAGGTCGCCTTGGCGGTTGCGCTCAAGCAGCGACATGGCCAACTGATACATTGGGTCGTCCGCTCCCTTGTCAGAGCCGCTTATGTAGTCCTTGAGGTACTCCATCAGACGTTCTGCTGCTACATCGGCACGTTCATCGAAACTCTTCATCTTGTTCGAGCGCACCTCTAACTTGAAGTCGCCCTCAACGAGTGTGAAACTCATTTGCTCGTCTTTTTTAAGGTGGCCGTACTCGCGCATCACGTCGCGGAAAGCTTTCACTTCGCCGTCCAGCCAGTTGCGGAAGTTTGTTACCGTGAGGACAGTGTCGTCCGTCTGTTTCTTCACTTCTTCAAGCAGCTGGCGGCGCATGGTCTCATACGCACCCCGGCGGCTGGTTTGTTCCTGCTGCTCCTGTTTGTTCAACTCTTCAATTAAGGCCTTGCGCTCATCGGCACTCAGACCTTGTGTCATTTCTTTGATGTTCATAATTTTTGATAGTTAAAAAGGTTATTGTTTGTTGTTCTTCTTTTGCCTCATTGCCCTAAGCTTACGATAGAGGACTTCGAGGTCGCAGGTGTCAAGTTCTCGGAAGGTCTTCCCGGCTATTCGCTTGTCAAGGCAAAATCGGTCTACCGTCTTCCAGTCTGATGTATCCACTCCGTAGAGTTGCATTTGGTGGAGCACTTCTGAGCGTTTCCGCTTCAGTTCCCGTCTGAATAACTCGCGTTGCGGGTCGTTGGGAACGGACTTCTCCACATCGCGGCAAAGGGCATCGTATTCCCGCTGCGCCATTTCCCGAAGGCTGTCCGTGCGTCCGTCTGTGTACTGAAGCACCAGCAACTTCTTCATCTCGTCCCTGTCCGTCGGGCAAGGCACGCGGTTGAACGCTGCGTAAAAACGTGCGAAATTGGTAATTTGCTTCATAGTGAAATAAATTTGAAATAAAAACGGGGGCGCGTTTCCGAGGCCTTACCATTCCGCGCCCCCTGACAAACCTTTCAATATTGCAGCTTCAAGATTTGCGGTATTTTGTGGATATTATTCATCGTTCGATACGTCCATGAAGTATTCTTCTTCCATTGCCTTGTCAGCCTCCTGCCACAGCCTTCCGCTTACCTCATCCAAAATGGTATATCTGTCGAAGTTGCTTAAATCTTTGGTCTTTGACAAAGCGTAGTTAACGATTTCGGAGATTGTCTTTTCCATAATTTTGTCAGTCCTTGATGTTTACTTTACAGTTCGGATAGTACCTCTGAATGAGCGAGGCAAACATTACATCCTTTGTTTCTATAACTACATGCCCTTTGGTCTTGGCTCGGCGCACTCGTAGGTCTGATTGAACATCGCGCTCAGTCCACTCCTCTATAACGCTTCGGGCATTTGCACTTTTGACGAGGAGTTGGAAGGTTTCAGTTCCTTTGTATTCCATAGTTTTATTGTTTTACGTTTTCAATATTACCCCAATATCTGTCTGCGCCCTCCTGCCAAATGGTGTACTTTCCCGTTTCGCCAATGAAGCGTCCTTTAGAGAAGGCTGTGTAGCCCTCCACCCAAACCTTCAGCGAAGCGTCGTACATCACGCTCACCGCAGCCTTTCCCGAAGGCATTCGTCCGCTTGCATGGCTGATGAAGATGAACAGCTTGTCGCGGAAAGCCTCTTTAAGGCCAATATAGTCTCGGTAGGTCATCTGAGTGTACTGGAAACTGTCCACCACCACGATGTTGTAGCTCTTCCTGCGGCGCAGGCGCGTCTTCAGATCATCTATCGCCTCGCAGTTCAACAGGGCGAACTTTCGCCCAACGGAGGCCATGCCGTGGCGCATGAGGCTCTGCTGCATCGTCAGGCTGTCGCCCTCCTCGAGGCTGTCATAGGCAACGCGGTCGTACTTGCACAACTCCTTGCACAGTTGCATCACGAAGCTACTCTTGCCGTTGCCGCTGTTGCCCCAAACGAACCACACGCCCGTCCGCTCGGGACGGCCGAAGGCTTCCGCCCACTTGCCCTCGAAAGGGAACGTCTGCTTCTTTTGGTTCAACACCTCGTTAACGCTCAATGCTCTGCCCATAACCACCTACGCCTCCTTCCGCTTTTCCCTGTGTATAGTCTTCTTCACGCGCCGCAGGTCGTATTCATAGCTGGCTGCCTCCGCCACGATTTTGTCTATCATCTTCTGCTCGGTCACACCGTTGGCTCGGCAGATGGCATGAACATCGTTGGCCGTGGTCGGCTCAAGCTCAAAGAACTTGCGTCCTATTCTGCTGAAGAGTTCTTTGTAGCCCGGCTTCTGATAGTGCAGGCCTCGACGGAAGCGTTTGCAGATGTAGTCGGTGGAGAGGAATACCACGCCAGCCTTGTCCTCCAGTTTGTTGTAGAGGCTGATGAAGTAGTGGAACACGGGTTCTGTAAGTTTGTCCGCCTCGTCGAAGATAAGCAGAGGCTGCTGCATCTGCACCACGTCGTCCAATATAAGCCCCCACAGTTCGCGTATGTTGCTTCCGTCGGTCTTGATGCCAACCCTGCGGGCTATCTCGCGCACGAAGTCTCCCTTCTTCATATCTTCGCTGCACAGCACGTAGAACACCTCACGGTGCTCCTCCGTGTAGCTTCTTGCCGTAGAGGTCTTGCCGCAGCCTGCCTCTCCGACCACCCAAGTCACGTTCTTCGACTCCTGTGCGTCCGATAGTGCGAAGCTGATTTCTTGGAACGCACCCGTCTCGACTATCTGCCAACCCGTCTGCACCGCGCCTATCTGCGCCGCGATGGAGCGGAACATATCGTCGCTGATACTTTCCCAGCGGCCGTTCATAATGCTGCTGATAGTTCCCGCGCTCGTGCCGTCGAGACTCATGGCGGCCTTGTTCTGACTCGGGAATTTTTGCACGTATCCGCCAAGTGCTTCGCGGATAGCTCGTTTTTCGTCATTGCTTAACTTTGCCATACTTTTAATTCTTTTATATGTTGATTTATAGTTTGTTTCCGGCTATTTTCTTAAAGTCGCGTGGCTGCTCCTCAAGTTCGTCGAAGGTGGTAAGGCTGATATGCTTCGTGACGCGTCCCAACTGATACTCCTCGGGGTCACGGTTGTAACGCCTCACGCGCTTGTCTATCTGACGCTGCGCCTCGCCTGGCAAACCTTTCAGGGCGGGTGTTGTCAACCCATGCTGTTCGGGAGCCACGCCATGGTCGAGTTCTATTTCCCTTCCCCTCACGGCGCGTTCCACCCTTTCTCCAGCCGTGGCCTCCTGCATGTCGCGTATAAACCGCTTCTCTGCCTCGGTCTGCTCCTGACGGGCGCGGTGTATCACCATGGGAGGCTCCGCTACGCGTGCGAAACGCATACCGCCGGCCTTGTCCTTATAGAGCAGGCGCACGCTTGTCATCTCGTAAGGGTCATACTGCACATAAAACTGACGGTGTGTGTTCTGTCTGCGCCATTCCATGTCGGGCGTGCAGGGTGCGCTGTACACCTCGTACACGTATTTCTGACCCCTCACCGTGATTTCTATTCCGCGCGTGCCGAATGTAGAAGGCTTGTCCGTGATGAGCCAGAACATGTCTATCATGTCGTGCACGCCAACGGCCTGCGTCTCCGGGTTCACGCTCTCGCGGTACATCTCGATGCGCGGTCTTCCCGTGGCAGGGTGAGGCATCTCGTTCCATTCGCGCCGCGCTTCCGCATATTGGTTGCGCAGTTCGTCCAAGGTAGGAAGTTGGCGCACGTTCGCCTCTATGAACTCAAAGTTCGGGCGGCTGATGTCCTTCTTTGTCGTCACGTTCTGCCCCGTGAAATTCCAGTGCTTGTGGAGCACTTGGCTCTGAAAGCGGTAGAAAAGGTTCTCAATCGTCTTCGACTCGCCGTTGTAGGGTGCGGTCGGGCGGTGCATGCGGCATATCTTGGAGAACAGCCCCTGAGAAGCGTTCTTCTTGTGACCTCCTTGGTTGTCATAAACTATCTCGTAAGGCTTGTGGCCGCTCGTCTGCACCGCCATGCGGTAGGCGTGGTACTGCGCCACGTAGTCTTCGCTCTCGCCTATGTAGTAGCCAAGCAGCACCTCTGTGGCGGCATCTATCACCTCATATACGTTAATGGTGCGCATCTTTCCCTCCTCGTCGCGGTAATACAGGTTCAGCTTCGTGCCGTCGCCATACCACAGGCTGTCCCTCAGAGAGGGCAGCACCGTTCGGTGCTTGCGGTCGAACCGCTGATGGGCGGCACGCTCGCCATGCACGGCGTCATACCAAAGCGGTTCTACTTCTGGGCTTGCCAGCCATTGGCGAAGTGAACGCTCGCTCTTCAAAGGCTTCCAGCCCTTGAGCTCGGCTATGCGGTTGAACTCCGTCAATATCTGAGCGTCCGTAAGCACCGGCACGCGGCTGCGTTTCAGCGCGATAATCTGACGGCCGGCCTCCTCCGTAATTTTCGCCGTGTTGCGGTTGCCAATCTTGCCGCTCACGAGGGCTGCATAGCCATCGCGGCGATAATCGGCCATCTTTCCTCTCAAACGCGAAGCGTTGGTGGGCAGCGTGTGGCCGTGAATTTCCCTCAGCCGTTCGCAGGTGGCTACAACCGTTGCCCACAGGTCGCCGCGCTTGTTGTTCAGAGCCTTTGACAAGGCCACCCTGTCGTTCAGTTCCGCTATGAGCGCGTTCAGAACAGAGGCATTCAGCACGTATTCGTCAATCAGGCGACTGTCGAGATGCGTCCGAACGCCGTTCAAATCATATTCAAACGCCTCGTACCATTCCCGGGCTGCCATGTCAATTACCATTTGCCTTTTCATTTGTTCCTTTTTCAGCACCTCGGCTGGGTCGCCGTATTTGGCAACAAACCGAGCCTTGTATTTCTCAGGGAGGGACGCGTACACAATCAGGGCTTCTCTGCCCTCGCCGCCGCCACGGAGAGCCATGCTGACATGACCACGGTGGCGCAGGGACTTGAAAGTTCCCTGCTTAACCACCGGGTCGTCGCCGCCTGTTAGTTCCTCGTAGCTCACGCACAATATTTTCTTGTAGTACTCCACGTCCTTTCACTCTGATAGGTTATTCGTCCAATAAGTCGCAGGGCACGCGACGTAGCAGACGCGACGCAATGCAGAAGTTCGTCGTTACAAGCAGGCACGCCAACAGGCCGCTGCATTCGCCCACCCCGAGGAGTAGCACGAAGCTCACTTGCCAATACACCACATACGCCTTATGAAGCAGCGACAGGCTGCCAAACCATCTGAGCAGGTTCTTCAATTCCTGTTTCATACAATCCTTTGCTTTTGCGTTGTTCCTAACTCTATTTCCACTCCGCCGCGCTCCATGGCGACCTTGCGTATCTTCCGGGCAAGGAAACTTTCCTTGCGGAATGCCAGCGCGTGGCATACCATTTCAGGCGTACAACCCAATATCTTGGCAATTGCCACCTGCTCTCCGTGCTCAACGATTATTTTCTTCTTCATAATTATATATTGTATTAGTTTGTTTCTACTTCGTACTCCGTAACAACCTGCCCCAGCCGCTCATTCAAATACTCCGCATAATAATCCGGCGCAGAAAATATAATACCCTCATCTGCGTCGAAACTGAAACTTACGCCGTCCGATATAAGCATATCGGCTGCCCTGTTAATTAAGGCATGCACATTCCATTCTTTTAATTCGCACATAGTCATTTGGTTTTTATTGTTACATCGCGCAATTTTCGTATCTTTGGCGAGCGTTCAAGTATTGAACTCGCTGCAAAGGTAAACAAGATATCTCGCTTATGCAAGAAAATACACAAGAAAAATCGCCTATAAAGCAGAGAATGCTGCTTTTTTTGGCAGAAAAAGGTATGACACAGTATGAGTTTTACAAGAATACAGGTGTCACAAGGGGTGTTTTGGCTCAAAATAATGGAATAAGCGAAGACAATATCGCAAGATTTCTCGCGTATTTCAAGGACGTTAGCATTGACTGGCTGATAGCAGGTATAGGTACAATGTTTAAGAAAGATGATTTCCCAAAAGCAACGCCTTCTAATCAACCTAATAATGGCATTCCACTGATACCTCTTAGTGCGATGGCTGGTGCACTAACTGATGAGTCAAGCATACTTGAGTATGAATGTGAAAGATATATTGTGCCTGCATTCAAAGGGGCAGACTTCCTTATTCCAATCAAGGGGAATAGCATGTATCCTACATATCTTTCGGGTGATATTGTCGCATGCCAAAAGATACCGTTGAAGAGTCTTTTCTTTCAATGGAATAAGCCCTATGTACTCGATACGAAACAAGGAGCACTCATCAAGCGCATTAAACCAGGAAGCGACAAAGACCATGTACTTATTGTGTCTGATAACAAAGAATACGACCCGTTTGAGTTGCCATGTTCAGAAATTAATGCTGTTGCACTTGTGCTTGGTCTTATCCGCATGGAATAGTTGATTTGTATCATTAACTTTCGCCATAAACGAGAAAACTTGCGCGTTTTCAGAACTTTACGCCAAATAGTGTGCCGAGAAAACGCTCCGACATGTAATTTTGCCACTCGAAAAATGCGAAATTCGACGTTTTTCGCTTGAAAAATGGAAGTTTGTAGGGTCGAAAACGAAAAAAAATGCTGTAAAATGCAACCCCAAATGCAACCCCTCCAGCATACATTTCGTTTTTGCAAGGCTTAAAACGCAACCCCAAATGCAACCCCAAGTGCAACCCCAAGTGCAATCCCAAACCCGTTTTTCCTCAATTTTATAATGAAAGAACGCCCGTCATGGCACTCAAAATACCATGACGGGCGTTCTGTACTGTTCAAAATCGTTCAAACCTCGTTAAATCAACGTTTTAGCATTTCTTCTTTGTGCGTATAAGCCGCGATTGCTTGATAAGCGCACGCTTCGTTATCTTGCTGCTTCCATCTCCCATGCCGGCGTGTAGCAGGCTGCTCTTCGTGATACCCACTTGCCGCTCCGTAAGCACGTCATAGATGGCCGAAATGCTTCCAAAGAAGTAATCCTTCTTCTCCCAAATTAAATGAACCCAAATAACTTTTGTATCTGCCAT